TCTTCGATTTCAATAGGCTTTGGATCAGCGGCCAAGACGCTCTGATAGTGCGTTTTGGCTTTGTCTAAAATACTCAAGCTACAACGCTGGTAGTGAGTGCGCCATTACCTTGCAAGGAAATAGATGCCTCTACCATTCCGTCGAAAGAGCTTGAACGACTAACGCCGGTCACAATAGCTGACCCGGTGTAGTAAGTTGAAGCAGATGCGTCGCCTTCTGGATAGAATCCAATGGTAACTTCAGAACCGACAGACAAAGCCACCTGACCAGCGGTGTCCGTCTCATCCCAGTAAACGTCGGCTGAACCGCTGAACGATGTTAACGTGGCCTTGAAGCTCCGCGCTGTATCGGTCATGACGGTATCTTCAACCGTGTCTGCTGTCTCTTCAATTGAGAATGAGCGCAACTCTGCAACTGACGCCGCGCCAACTTTGATTGTTCCTGCTGAACCTGTATGAGTAGCCATTTATAAAACCTCTTTTTGTGGCTCGGCTTTTGCTTTCGCTTTCGGCTTCACCTTGTGATTAACCGGCTCCCATCCGCGAGCCAAGAATGATTCAACTTTCGATGGATGAGCGGTTATTTTTGTGCTTCCATCAGGACTTTGCAATTCCATATTATACACCTATATCTGGAGCGTTCACTGCTGTTCTGTATTGTATCGCAAACTCTAGCGTTACAATACTGACTGGCTGCTCACCCTCACCGTTGTAGCTGATGTCTGTCCCAGAGAGAAAGCTAAACTTTGCCAGCCCTCCAAGCGTTCTATCAGCCGCCATCGCTACTTCTATTTCACTGCAAATCGTGTCGATCAAATCATCGTAGACTGTAATGTTACGAACGTATGCCTCGACGATCAAGACCAGCTCTCGGTTCAAAGTAAGAGTCGGCCCCATTGTGTCAGTTTCTGACGTTTCCGTTGTCGTGTACACTAGCAGCGCCGGCATCGTGTCGGCATTTAGCGGCCAGACTCTTGACTGATACACCCTGTCGCCTGTTGACGTGAGACCAGTTAATATCGTGCCGACATGCTCTCTAATTTGCTGTCTGACGTGCATTAGTTACCCCCAGCCACATTGATGCTTTCCCGGCGCAACGCCCCGGCTGCGGTGGTATCTGTAAGCGTCAAGACAATCAACCCAGCGTTGTCCGGTTGTACGCCTGTTACCTTGTAGATCGTGGCGTTTTTGATCGTGTTGCCACTCAAGTCCTTTATAGCCGCAAAACTTAACTGGTCGCCATACTTCGCCGCTTTCAAATCTTTCGCCTTGCCGTAAACTATCGGCTGGCTGCTGTTAACCCCGACACTCTCGCCGGGTACTTCAAAATATTCTTGATCCAAAATAACTTTGATCGATACCCCCGCGCCGCCTTCAGGCGTGAACGTGCATGCTTCGCCATGGCCGTATAGCGCGTCAAAGTATCCATCAAAATCAGAATCAAATTCTAAGCTCATCGCTTGATTACTTTCTCAACTGCCTTCTTCAAGGTCTTTTTTTCTTCAACTTCAAAATCAGCAGCATGTCCAGAGCTGACATATTGCCGCGCTTCTGCTTCTGATACCGTTAAAACGTCACCGCGAGATCGTGGAACACCGCGAACATGACATGGAATAGTGATGATTATCTGCATGTTACCCCCAAGATTGGGGAAGGCCGAAGCCCTCCCCGCCCTGTTTAGCTTGCGATGATGTCTTTGATTACTGAGAAAGACTCAGGATATCGCAGAGCCACATCAAGATCTTGGAAGAATGCGAGTCGCGTTCCGCCAGAAGTTGACAGGCTTGACTGATCAACAACCACATCAACACCTGACCAGAAGCCAAGCATGATCTGGCTGAAGTCACCGTATAACAATGCGCTCAATGATGTGCCAGTACCTTTGGTAAGGTTGCTAGGGACCAACGTGCTTGATGCAACGTTTGAACCCAGTACAGTACCCATCTGGTCCATGATGAAGTTGCCTTCAACACCGGAAGCCTGCTTGCTGATGGTACGCAAAGCGGCAATCACTTTAGGGTTAGTCAGGAAGTTGGCGCTAGTCATCATGGCGTTGTCTTCTTCAACTGCCTTGATCAGCTCAACGACTTTGGCGTAAGTTAACGCTGCGCCGTTGGTGCCCATTGAAACGACATTTGTGCCGGCGTTTGCAATGATACCAGATGGAGCGTTAGCCGCACCGCCTTGGATCGCAACTTCGTCAATCTTTCGAGCGAAAGTGTTGATGATGTCGTTACGCAAAACCTGCTCAACTGAAGGATCTGATTGAGAAATTAGCCTTCTCGAAACATCGACATATGCCGCCAGCGTTTTCGGGGACATTGTTACCTGAGAGAAAGTAGCAGCGCCTTCGCTTGGTGCTGAACCTTCAGCAACGAAAGCTGCATTAGTTACAGAAGCTGACAGCTTAGGAATAGCAACGTCGCCCTTCAAGCCTTGCATAACGCGAGCGCCCAGAGAGGTGATGGTCAAACGAGCTTGCAGTGCCTCAATGAACTGGTCAGCCAAATGGTCAGTACCGACCAAAAAGCCACCGGCTGAGTCAGTACCAGCAGTCTGGTCACGCTGGCCCCAGCTAATGTTGCCAGGCAGATAAAAGCCCCGCGCTTCTTTGCCTGAACGATGTGCGATCTCGTCGGAGATTTCACGCTCGTAACCGGCTTCACGCCAGTCGCCAGATGAAGCAGCTTTGATCGCTCGAATGATGCTGTAAGCGCGTTGCTCTCGCTTTGGAACGTCAACAACAGCGGCGGGAGTTTCCAAAGGTCGCGCATTGGAAATAGCTTCCAACAACTCGCCTCGGAACTGCTCAGCATTGATGCCGCGCTCGATTGCTTTTTCAGCCAGATCACGCTGGTTGTGGTGCTTGCCTAAAGCCATGATTTCAGTAAAAGACTTTTGAACTTCTGCTTTTGCTGAATCAGTAACTTGGCGAACGTCAAGAGTATTTTCACTCATAGTTTTTTCTCCAGTATTATTGATTAAAGTTTTTTGATCGGAACGCCCAACACCAACAAATTTGGAGGAATCAGCCGGGATGCTTACAATAGACGCCTCCATCGGCGTCCATGATGCCCGGTAGATCTCTCTTCCTTCGTTGTCTTTGGAACGTGCCATTTTCGTGATGCTATACCCGACAGATATATTCTGCTTTATACCGGATTTCACATCTTCAAAAACCTCTTGAGCCAAAGCAGACTTTCCAAATTCCACCATCGCAACGGTTCTGCGCTGCGTCTCGTCAAGGTAAAAAGAGCGAATCACGCCTATCTGTTCATCCATTTTGTGGTTGTTCAGCAGCGGTGCCCTGCCAGAAGACATAAACGCCATGTCTATGTCTTCTTTCCTATGGCTCAGAACTTCTAAGCCAAAGTCTCTTTCAACCGGCGTCTCACTAGAAACGCCGATTCTAACTATTCTTTTTTCTTCGTCGATTGCCCCGCGAGAAAGGTCGATTGTTCGGTAAACAACTTTGCCCGGCTCAATCTCTCTAGCATCTTCCTCGATTTCTTCGGCAACGTCTTCGACTTCTTCGACTTCTTCGACTTCTTCGATTTCTTCGATTTCTTCAATCGGTTCTTCGATGGCTTCTTCTTTTTGAAACTCAACGATTATTGATGTCTCTGTTTCTTCGACGTTAATAACGTGTCTTTGGTCTTCAGTCTGATCCGTCATCTGGAATGACTCCTTGAACTTCTGCTGCTGTCGGCAACTTCGCGCCGAATGGTTGGAATGCCGTTTTGATGTTGTACTGCTCTGCCAGTTTTTGCTCGCGATCGTGCTGCTCAAAGAGTTCCTCAACGTCTCGACCGTAGCTTGCCTCGATGTCCTGATAGGTCACGATGCCATTCTGAAGGCCGGCAATGTGAGCATTCATTTCGCGCTGCGGATCTACCCAGCCCCACGAACGAGGAATGAAAGAAACGCCGTCTGCAAATTTGTCGTATTTTTGAATCGGAAGGTTCATTGATTTGGTCATTGCGTTCTTCAGCCATGACCGAAAGACAGGTTCAACAAAATGCTCAACCATGAACTTCTGAAGCATTCGATACTGGTCGCGGTCCTCAAGGCTACCCGCTCGCAGAGAGCTATAGTTGACGCTTGAAAGGTCATTGGAAAGCGAGTGATATGATATATTCAAACCGCTGGCAATCGACCTGAGAACCGCTGTGCTGAAAGAGTCAAAAGCCGTCGTGGGATGCGCCGGGTCAAATGGCTTGAAATCCATCCCGGCAGGAAGCTGCTCAAAAACACCAGCCTCGGCGTTTGATATCGGTGTGTAGTCATCCTGTAAATCATCGCCAACGTAACCATCACCAGCGGGAGTCGTGAAGAAACCCATCTTGGCACTGCTTACCCGCGCCGCAACAATCTCAGCTTCGTAATAGCCATTCAACATCTTGATGTTTGACATCACCGACGCGACAAACGGATACCCTCGGGTCTGTTCTGGCCGCTGTCTGATGAAGGCGTGAATCTTGATGTTTGACATCACCGACGCGACAAACGGATACCCTCGGGTCTGTTCTGGCCGCTGTCTGATGAAGGCGTGAATCACTTCATCCGCTGGAACTCTGATTGTTTCGTTGCTTTGCCCGGTTCCGAGATCGTTCGGATGGTTCTTGTATAAATGATAGGCCACTGGCTTGCGTCTTGCGTCTATCTCGACGCCCATCACGATCCGATTGCCGTTTGTAAACGTTTCGTTTTTCGTGTCTATCAGGTGATCTGCTTCAAGAAACTCGATTCGATAACCGAACTCACTCGCGGGGTCGGTAATTTGGCGAACCAAAACCTCGCCGTCACGCGCCAACGCTTCGATGAACATTTTCTGGCAGTCAATCATAGACTGCTGTCCGTCAGCCGTGCAATTACCTTTCTTTGAAAACTTCTTCCACGCGCTCTCGATGATCGTGTTGGCTACTTGGTCGAGTGTCCCGTCTGCATCACGCGCCTTGCTGTTGACCCTGATCCCTGACGCTCCGACCACGTTCGACGTAAGAAGGTTCAGATACCGTGAGACATAAGCGTCGTTTCGTGACAACTCGCGGCTTCGGTTGCGTAAAGTAACCAGAGCCTGCTTCAGTTCTTGGTCAGCACTAGCGGAACTGCTGAAGAAATCGGCGAACAACCGACCGCCAGCCGCTCCCTTGAACGAGCGTTTGATTAACGGAATCGCTTTTCTAACTTCTTTCTTGCTTCCGAACACGTTATACCAAGCCATCAGAACCGCACCCCGATCATATTGCCCGTGGGTTTTTTGTTCTTGATTCTAGCGCGTTTGATTTCCGCGTTATATTCTGTCTGGTATCGGTCGCGGTATTGAAAAAGTTCGTCCACTGACATGCGTGAGAGGCTCCTGCCGGCGATAGAAAAAGAGCTTTGGTCTATTGTGGCTCGATTCTCCATAACCGCTTGTATTGAATCCAGCACCTTTTTGGCGTGACTTCTTTGGTCGGCGGTGGTGTCTGCGTAATTGGCGGAAACCGTGAGAAAGCCAGTGTCAACAGTTACCCTTTGAGAGTCTGCTGTCTTGGTGATGAAAGCGGCCCAACGGTAACTGCTTGCGACATACCCGGCGGTGGTTGCGGATGGAACTTCGACAATATAAGCGTCTGGGGTTGAGATCGCTGTTATTGTGAAGGCGTTTGCAGAGCCACCGCCGGCGTCATCTTGAAATTCATACGTTAGAGAATAGTCAGCAGTTGGATAAGACCCGACAAAGTCTGGCCTCTTCCACACCCAGCGGTCGCCAGATGCCAGCGTTGCCGGTTCCTGCGTTGGATAATTAGAACGATCGAACAAATTCGCCATTTTATCGCCAAGAATTAGTGTAGTTTGAGCTTGGCCTGCGCTGAATCGGTCGGCGCTTTATAGGCGGCTCGATCACTTCAACTTCTTCGACAGGCTCAGTTCTTCCCGATTTTGCCTCAAGTCTCGCAGCAATGCTATTAACATTTGTATTTATTATACTATACGCCGCCAAAGAGTACACAAAACAATCGAGCGCCTCGTTTCTCGGTCTAATTTTCGTAAAAACTCTGCGCTTGAAGCCGCGAACAAACTTGACGATTATTTTTTCCGCCGTTAGCTGCCTGAAGTATTCGTCATTAAGCGTGTCTGAAAAATGAATGTATCCCGGCCCCTCTTCTTGGATTCTAAGCCTTGCAAAAACCAGATCCTTAACCGTGTCAACGCCGACCGGAAAGAGCCTACATTTCACTGTATTGTTCCGAGACGGCTTTCCTGCGATTGGCTTGCCCGCGCTGCGTATTGATAAACAGTGTTCGTAAAGTGACCGCCTGAGTCGATTGCTGTGGATCTGACGGCCATCTCTCGACCGCCTTCAGTCTCGAAGGTTCTAGCAATCTGCGAATCTAGCGCCGTCCACAATTGCGGCGTTGACGGATCTCCGTAGAGTATTTGGTGATCCAAAACCCAGCTTTCTTCGTCGCGTCCTATCCCGACAAAGGTAATTTCAAGCCGGTCATCCTGAACGTCTGCCCCGCAAACGACCATGACCACGCTTTCTGGTACTTTGTCAAAATGCTCACGGCGTTCCATTAAATTTAATTCATCGACCGACTCACCAAAGTCCTCCCAGACTTCGCCCAGATAAGTATTCGTCCAGACCTT